GTTTCCACAGCCGCCATCAAAAAGCGTCTTGCGGACATCGTGGCGCTGTGGGCCTACGCCGAATACTGGGACGATACCAGTTGGCTCACCGAAGAGGAAATCGCGCAGGCTACCGGCGCCGAGACCCTTGCCGAAGATAACGAGGACGGCGAGGGCGATGCTGCATTTACGCTCCAGGCCGTGACCGACGCGATCGGCAAGACACCTGAAAAGACGCTCCTGCGAATGATCTATGCACGCCTGGGTGACGGAAAGTCCGAGGGCTATTTCCGCAGCTACTGGAACAGCTACACCATGAAGCATGAGGAAAACGAGAAGTTGGACCGCATCTATGCGTTGCTCGTCAAGCTGGGCTACGAGATGTCCGACGATGAAAAGGCGCTTCAGGACGGAACACATGAGCTTTTCGGGGAGGCGACCGGCGAATGAGAGCATCTACCTGCAAAGGCTGCGGCGCAGCTATCGTCTGGATCAGAACACCCGGCGGGAAGTCCATGCCGTGTGACGCCACCCCGCGCTATTACATCGAAAAGCCCCGCTCCGGCAGTAAAAAGATCGTCACGCCTAACGGCGAGGTCATTTCCTGCGAGTACACGGAAGATCCGCACAAGGCCACCGGCACCGGCTTCGCTCCCCACTGGGGGAGCTGCCGGGCGGCTGGTCGTTTCAAAAAGGGGTGATAGTCATGGCAATCAAAAACTACACAAGCACCGTCGATATGTATACGAGTCTCGGAGAAATACAGGGCGCACTCGCCCGCGCTGGCGCGTCGAAGATCATGGTGGATTATGACGCTGGAAAGCCTGTAGCAGTTACCTTTGCCATTCAGACCATTTCAGGAACGCGGGGCTTTCGCCTCCCCGCCGCAGTAGATGGGACGCTTAGGGTATTCGCAAAGCAGCGCGTTAAGGCCGACCGCACACAAGCTGAAAGAACGGCGTGGCGAAATGTCCGAGATTGGGTGCTGGCGCAAATTGCACTTGTAGAAAGCTGCGATGCAGCGGTCGACGAAGTATTTCTGCCATACCTTGTGGACGGCAATGGGAGGACACTCTATCAGGCGTATTCCGCCGGACAGCTCGCATTGGAGGGATAGTATGAAGCGCGAAGTGTATCAGCGCGGTACTTCCGGCGTGAAGTATGGCATTTGGAATTGCCAAAGCAAGGAATTCCAGTTTGGAATTTCCGAGGACACGCCTATGCTTGCCGTTGCTCGGCTTTTTCAGAAAATCGGCGATGATGCGCGGAAGTGGCGGTTTGAGCCGCGTCCGCTCTCACGCGCCAGAAAGGAGGCGCAATCGTGAATGTGACTTGCGATAAGTGCGGCGAGCTATTTGCGGTAAGACCGAGCGATATAGACACCGTATCATCCGACGGCTACGAAGTGCAGTATTTTTCATGTCCGAGATGCGGAAGCAGTTATCATGTCATGACAACGAACGAAAGAATGCGGCAGTTGATCGGCAAACATGTTTCGCTGGCGCAGAAAATCAAAATCGCCCATATGAAGCATTTTAAAGAAAGCTCAATACGCGGATATGTGCAGGAACTTGCCAGCGTCGAAAATGAACAGCGGCTTTTGCTTCCGGCTTTGAAGCGGCGCGGCATGGAGATACTTAAAAGCAAGGGGGACACTCCAAATGGGACGCTATAATGATTTGATTTCATTCATCAACGAGCTGAACGAAAGCGGTCGTATTCAGTACGACGATTACAGCCGTCTCTTCGATTTGGCTTCCGAGCTGGGTGAAGCGGAGAATGCTCTTGGCGCAGCCAAAGTCGATATTGCCGCCTTGTTGTGGCTGAATGGCAACTGCGAATACTGCGAACACGGAGAGAAAGAGGAATTCAGCGGCGCGAACAGGTGGCATTGTAAACTTGGAAACGGCGTAGACTGCCGCCCCGTATGGCGCGGCGTCGTAACAAAAGACTCCATGCTCGAGATACATAAGGCAAACCCGACTTCGGTTCGTGCAGAACCCAGTCACACGGGGACTGTGCTCGGGCCGAAAGAGGTCTTGTTAGTCTCTGATATGGAGGAGGCTGAGGAGATCGTGCCGGAGGCTTATAGGGGCTTTCTGCTTATCAAATGCGCGCATTGCGGCAAGCTGCGTGGTTTCTGTGCAAAACAGCCGATTACAGAATATCGGTGCGATGAATGTGAGAAAACGACGCTTTTGCACGATCTCACATCGGCATACATCGGCTGTAAATGCGGCAGACATTTCAGATACCGCACGAACATGGTCGATGATATGTTCACCTACAGTTGCTTATCCTGCGGCGCGCCGGTAGACCTCGCATATAACAGGAAAAGCGGTATATATCAAACGGTGAAGTGATGTTGATTATTACGGTACAGGTAAACGCACCGGCTGGGCAGGCAATTGGCATCAAAGAGCAGATCGCGCAGGATTTGGAGCGGTATGGAGATACCCGTGTCCTATCCGTGGAGGTCGTAAAGCAGACATATCAACAAATGAAGTTGGGAGGAATGGATAATGAAGTATTGCGCTAACTGCGATACCCCGCTCATGACACACGCGGCAGAGAACACGGTGTTGCACATTTGCCCATCATGCAGTAGTATTTTCTTGGAGAAAGATAAGCAATACCGATTTATCGCCCAGCTCTCCGGCGGCAACGCCGCGCGTGAAGCTGTCGAGGTGCTGCGGCTTTGCGGCTAAGGCCAAAAGATAACCGAAAGGGGTGAGCCACATGATTTCGATAAGGACATCATGACGCTCGATAAATTGAATAAGCATTTTGAACTGATCGAAGATCGTGCCAAGGCGCAGGATATGTTGAGGTCTCTGCGCGAAGCAGCTTACCCCGGCGCAACCGCATTGACAGGTATGCCCCATGCGCCAGGCATCCGAGATAAGATAGGCGATCTTGCAGCGGAGATAGCGGACATCGACGCACGCATTCAATTCCTCGATACGGAGATAAGCGCAAGTGAGGCGACAATACTTCCGTGGATCGCTACCATACGAGACGATCAAACGCGGCTGATCTTCCGCTTGCGCTTCCTGCGGGGGCTTGCGTGGAAAGAGGTCGCTGCGGTCATTGGAGGGCGCAACACGGACGACTCCGTGCGGCAGGCGTGTTACCGCTACCTCGGTTCTTAAAACTTGTTCTGTCCTGTTGCAACTCGTTTCTTGCTATTTCCCGCATCATAGCGTAGGATTACACTTGTAAAATCCTACAAAGCCAGACGGCCATCCCGTAAGGGGTGGTCGTCATTCTTTTGGGAAAGGAGGCCGAGGCCTGCGCGTTACTCCTTGCGCGTTGGTCATGCGCCGGGTCCAATGTTCGCCAGCAAAGGGCAGCGGTGACATCATAAAAGGAGATTTCCAAAATGTTCGGAATTGTCATTTTGGCCGTCTATGCGGCGCTGATGATCGGCGTCACGCTGATGTTCACGCACAAGACGGCTACCGCAGAGGGCTTCCATGTTGCGGATCGGCGCGTCAATCGCCGCCATGAGCATCGCCGCCACATGGATTTGGGCTCCCTCACTGTTCACTTCCTCGGAGATGGCCTATACGCGCGGCGTCCCGGGGATGTTCTGGTTTACGGTACCGAATGTGCTGTGTCTGATACTGTTTATTCCCTTTGCAAAAAGGATACGGGCGCAGTACCCGGAGGGCATCACCTTGACCGGCTACATGACGGAGCGGTATCACTCCGGCAAGGTCAAGGGCGTCTACTCCTTCCAGCTCGGCGCGCTGGCCGTCCTCTCGACGGCGGTGCAGCTGCTCGCCGGAGGAAAGACGCTGGCTCTCATTACGGGGCTGCCATTCTGGAGCATGACGCTCGCCCTGGCAGCTATCGCATATTCCTACTCCCGCTTCTCCGGGCTGAAAGCCTCCATCACCACCGATGTCGTCCAGCTGGGCATTATCCTCATGGGCGGCGCTCTGCTGGTCGTCCTGAGCCTACGCATGACCGGCGGCTTTGAAACGGTGCTGAACGGCCTCGGCTCAGTTACCGGAGAATACAATTCCCTCACATCTGCGACCGGCATGGAAGTCCTTCTGGGCTACGGTCTGCCGATGGCTGTCGGTCTGATCTCCGGCCCGTTCGGGGATCAATGCTTCTGGCAGCGGACATTCGCCATTCGGCGCGACCGCATCGGCCGCGCTTTCTTTGTGGGGGCGCTCCTGTTCGCCTTGGTGCCGCTCTGCATGGGAACGGTCGGCTTCCTCGCCGCAGGCTCCGGTTTCGTGGCCAGCGACACGGGCATGGTCAACTTCGAGTTCGTGTCCTCGCTGCTTCCGGCCTGGGTGCTGGTGCCGTTCCTGTTCATGATTATCTCCGGCCTGCTCTCCACAGTGGATAGCAACCTTTGCGCGGCAGCATCGCTCACGACAGACTGGCTCGGCATTGGAAAGGACACGGTGCAGACTTCGCGCCGCACCATGCTTTGCCTGCTGATCGTGGCTATTGCCATTGCCAACATTCCCGGCCTGACGGTGACATACCTGTTTCTGTTCTACGGAACGCTCCGCGCTTCGACGCTGCTGCCGACGGTCATGACGCTGCTCGGTAAGAAGCTGACGGGCAAGGGCGTTTTTGCCGGTGTGCTGACTGCGCTGTGTGTCGGGCTTCCAATCTTCGCCTACGGTAATCTCGCCGGCATTCCGGCTGTGAAAGCGGCAGG